TCCAGTGTTTGAGTCTATCGTATTGTGATAGACCACCTGTTTTAGATTTACCATATAAAGATGTAGTTGTAACACTGACAAGTTTATCACCATAGTTTTCTTGCCATTGATTCTGAACATCATCTGATAAACAAAGTAATGCAAGTAATTTACCACCTGTGTAATTAAAACCTAGTGGTTGTAATGGCACTATTGTAGAACCAATACAAGAGTTGTTTAGTTTACCACTATTTGTTTTGTATTCTCTATCCCAACCGATGTAGTTATCTCTAGGTGTTAAATCGATAAAGTCACCTGTAATACATATGACACCAAGATATTTACCTGTGACTTTATCTCTGACTATGTAATGTAGATTACGCCCTATGTTTGAAGAGTTCTTCTGGCTGTGTGTCATTGTTCTAAGACAATTCCATTTCTCTGTAAGAGAACCAGCAGACTGCCTATCTTTTTCTGAATCAGTGTATATCAACTCTGGTTCTAGTTTTTCAAAGTCTTCATATGAATTAGGAAACCATATATTGTTTTTAGTTTCTGTAATTAGTTTCAAATGGTCTTCATTGACAAAGTTTGTTTCTTCACCATATAAAGTCTGAACTGTTTGTGATGGATATTTTAAATGTATCTCTTGATACTTCTGATATAAGGTGTATTCTGCTACACCCATTTTAGAAACGAATGATAAATCTTTTATGATTGCATCTCTCAAAGTTTTTTCAGATACAATTTCTTTATCAGTTCTGTTTGCCTGATACTCATCGAATTGTTTCTGAACAAATGGTTCCATCATTTCCAACCTTGAAACTTATCTCTGCCTCTGTCTGCTACAGGTATATCATCATCAATCAAAGTATCACCCTCAATCAATTCTTCTTGTGCCTCTTGTTCGACATCATACAGTTTCATTCTACTTCTATCGATACCAATAACAAACCTTTTGAATATGGTTGGGTCATTGTATCTGTTCTTCAATTGTTTAACTACTAACTGGTCTAAGTCTTCAAGTTCTTCTGATGTAATCAGTGCGAACATCAAGTCAGCAGTTGCAGGTAAACCAAAAGATTCAGAAGTGTCTTCGAGTCCAATATCTGTGGAACCATAGCCACTTCTGGTCGTTTGTGTTGCACTCACAATAGGCAAGTCATGTTCGACTGCAAGACCACGAAGTTCTTCTGCAATACTCTTTACTAATGTGTAAGAGTTTGCACCAGCGCCTGGTCTGATTCTTTGTGATGCACAAATGTTTAAGTAATCAACAAAGATAATATCTGGTTGAAAATCTTTCTTGATTGATAGTTCTTGTAAGACATGTCTAAAGTGACCAACATGAGCAGATGCAGTTGGATATTCTTTGATAATTAGTTTGCCTTTTGTTTTGTTTTTGAGTCTGCCAATCTTTTTGCCATAGTCTTTCTTAGACATATCTGGAAGTTCTTTCATTGGTATATTCAGAACATTGGCATCTATTCTCTCTGCGATTCTTTCTTCTGACATTTCAAGTGTGATGTATAATACATTCTTGTTCTGCATCAAGGCACTAGATGCCATATGACACATGAACAATGACTTACCAACACCTGTGCCTGCAAGACAAATGTTTAGAGTCTTGTTAGGCAGACCACCTTTTGTAATCTTGTTGAAGTATTCTAAATCGAATGGCAGTTTCTCTTCTTCTGTTGTATAGAAGTCATATCTTTTCTCTGCATCTTCAATCTGGTCATGACCAATGTTAGAATCAAAGGACACGGAAAGTGCATCTTTTAGTAATTCTGGTATTTCGCCTGTTGACCTTTGAGATTTTTTGTCTAAGACTTCAATAGAATCCATGACTGCAATATAGATTGCTCTATCTTTGCACCACTGTTCTGTTTCGTCTGTTAACCAATCTAAAGGTGTTTCATCTTTTGGCAGTGTCTTTAATAACTCTTTACTATTCTTGACAACTTGTTCTGGTTGACCAGTTATGTTTTCAAGATTAATGAGAAGTGCTTCAAGAGTTGGAGACTTACTATACTTGTCGAAATAATGTGTAATCTCTTTGTATAGTAATTGCTCTGATGAGTCAGCAAAGTATTCAGATTTAAGAAAAGGAATTACTTTCCGTGTAAACTGTTCACTCTGTATCAGATTCTTGATTATCGTCTGTTCTATTCTCGTTGTTTCCATATTTAAAATACTGATTGCATACTGTTTCTAATCTTTCCATTACTTCTTCGGTGAAGTATTTCTCTGGATTATTGTTAATTGTTTTACCAAACTCTGTTTTGCCATTTGGTAATTTAACTCTAGTTGAAGATTTTTCAAAAACTCCACTTGCAAGAGCCAAGTCTAAGAGACCATAATATCTGTCGAGACCTTTATCATATGTCAATCTGACATCGACCATTCTGTTCTCAACTGTCAATCTACTCTTAGCGTTCTTACAGTGTATAATATTTCCTACGATTTCACTACCCTCTTTTTCTTTTCTTTTTGAAAGATAGATTATTGAAGAGGCGGCATACTTCAAACCTGAACCACCACCCATTTCTTTTTGTGGGAACATAGAACCAATTACATCATATGTATGATTGGTCACTATCATAGGAACTTTTGCACGACCAAGTTTAAGAGTCAACACTCTAAATGCACCCTTTGTAATTTGGGCACGAGTCATGTCTTTAGTTTCTTTTCCTTCAGCAGTATCTTCGATTTCTTTTGTTGTAGATAACATACCAAGTGAATCTAAACAGAACATCATTGGTGGTCTGTCATCTTCTGGTGTTTCTAAATATCTATCGAGAATATTGATTGCCTGATTTCTGAATTGTTGAACTGTTATTACAGGCACAATAACAACTCTGTTTGAATCTATTCCTCTCTCTTCAATCATTTCTTTTGTGATTGCTGATTCTGATTCGAAATAAATTACGGCAGCTTCAGGATTATCTTCTAAGAATTGTTTACACATTCCCAATGCAAAGAAAGTTTTACCTGTTGCTGATTCACCTGCGATTGCAGTGATTTTGTTTTTTGGCAGACCACCATACAGTGACCCACTCAATAATGCATTGAAGACATAAGAACCACTATCTATAAATGAGTCTACATCTCCTGCTGCTACGCCCTCAGAAACGATACCTGCGTATTCGTTACCTGAAGCTTTTACTAAGTCTTTAATAAATGACATATTTCACTTCTCCATAATATATAATTTTTCATATACTGTATATCAGTATACTATTTGTTTTCTAGTTTGTCTAGTGACTTTTCTAATTCTGTTTTGTATTCAACATCGCACTTCTCATACTCCCATCTGGCCTTCAACATCTCTAGTATAACTTTCATTTGTGTTTCTAGATGAATGATATAACCAAAAATGATAGTTATCATTCCAATGTAGAATAAGTCCATTAAGTGTATGGTCATACTTCTAACTCTTGTTGTGTCTCTAAGACTACTACACCTTGTTCAATAAGAATCTCTCTGTTCGCCATGTGTTGTGCATCAACATCATCTTTGTTTCCACCTGTGTATGCAACTGCATGATGTTCATCAATCATTTGTCGATTGATTGAATATGATGAATCACCTAAAAATAATTCACCTAGTATTCTTCCAAACTTACCTTTATCATGTGATACTAATTCAATACTACCACTTTCTAGAATACCTTTTAGATGTGCCTTTGATGCTTTACCAAATTTCTTTTCTACTAAGTCTCTTGTTCGGCTCTCAGGTGTATCAATACCTAACATTCTTACTCTTTGTTTTTTGTATGTCATACCGAAACCTAAATCGATATCTACATCTACAGTATCTCCGTCCACGACCTTGACTACTTTTACTTTATATCTATACATAATAGTTGTGTTGTCTATGCTCCTTCTTTTTCTCCCAATCTTCTATTGCCTTCTTGATAGAATCTTCTGCAAGAACTGAACAATGTAATTTGATTGGTGGCAATTCAAGTGCTTCTGCGATATCCTTATCTTTGACTTGTTTTGCCTCGTTTATTGTTTTACCTCTAAGCATATCAACAAACATAGTTGAACTTGCGATTGCACTTCCACAACCATATGTTTTAAACTTAACATCAACAATTTTTTCATCGTCATCAAGTTTAATTTGTAATTTCATAACATCACCACATGCAGGAGCGCCTGTCATTCCTGTTGCGACCATTGGGTCTTTGGGGTCAAATCGTCCTACTGAATGTGCTTCTGGATTATTCAAGACAGACTCAAATCTGTCTACTACTTTTTTACTGTATGCCATACTGTTATTTATGCAAAGAATGTATCTAGAGATGCGACAGGTTCAACATTCCAATTGATTAGTTGAACAATGTTTTTGAGTGGTTCAACAAACGATTTATCAAACTGCATATCATAATCTACGAAACGATGTAAGTCAAACTCTTTTGGTAATGAGTTAGTAAATGATATAACATTTTCGTTGATAGGGTTTGGTGTAGTTAGATATGTGAAATGTATCTTCTCACCATTCATGATAGGTTCATATCTTTTATCTAGATTCATTTCTTTGAGTCTATGATTATAAAGTAAAGACCCACGAACATGAATTGGTGTGCCTTTAGAATAGATATGTGTAGAGTCTGCATACTGAATCATACCTTTACACCCTCTAGGGAATGCAACATCTTCTGGCGGTAGTTGTCTGAACTCTTTACGAGATGTCTCTACGAAGTCCCATAGTTCTTGTTCTGTTCCTCTCATGACAATCTCTAGACCTTTCTCTAGTCTTCGTCTAACCCATAGAGGTGTAGATGACTTTGCAGTCTCGATACCCATGAGTTTGAGTTTAGGTTCTTCTAGTCTTACACCCTCGTTGTCATAAACATTTAGAATGTATCTTTTCTTTGCAGTCCAGATACCTTTGTCTGCAATAACTTCTCGACCCATTTCCATTTTCTGTTGAAATGCATTTACATAATCTGCAAG